GCCGACATGCTGTCGACAGTGCACCGTGTGTCGCTGGACTTTCAGGAAGTGACCGATGGTTGCTAGGGTCTGGTGGCAGTTTCAGTACGCCTTCTGGGTGCTGTGGCTGACCGGGGTCGACGACTTCTGGCTGGCGTGGGACATGGCGGCGGCCGGGTGGGAAAACGAAGCGGAATGGGCGCGTGACGGCTACGGCATGGGCGGCCCGTACGAATGCGCGATTGAAGAAATGTCGTACTGGGTGGACTGATGATGTGTTTATTACATAACTACACACCGTGGACGAAGGGCGGTCAACGACTGGATATCGTATTTCCGACAAGTCAATTGTCAGGGAAATTCCATGCCCACGGCTGGACAAGCAAAATTATTCGCGTCGATGCGCGGCAGTGCTTACGCTGTGGAAAAATTCAGGTTCGGCGGTCGTAAAAATAAAGGGTTGTAAGTGTATGAATGGCAAGATGAAAACGCAGCTAATCGGCATTGCTTTTTTCGCGATCGGCGCCGGTTTGGTGTGGGTATTCAGCAACGGCTGGGTCATGTTGGGCGTTATCTGCATGATCTGGGCGCACAATTTGGAGTATCACGTATGACGCCTTACGACGTGGTGGTGAAGATCATTGGCCCGATTCGACCGGTCGGGGAAACCAACACGGACAGCGACCGTTTGTCGAACCTACAGGCGACGATCGATCTTGTCGACGACCTGCTGTCCGATATCCGCGCGGTGGCGATCAATGACGACCGGCCGGAAGCCAGCATGAAGCTGGCCGGGGAAACGGCCCGGGAATTCCTGAACAATTTGCGGGACTGGGTGAAGTAATGGAATTGACCCTACCTGAACGACTGTGGCTGTGGCGGCGGCGACAAGGGCTGTCGCAGCGTAAGGCGGCGCTGGTGGTCGGTTGTGGGGTGTCGACCTATCAACGGCTGGAACGCGGCGAGACACGACCTGACAAGTGGCTAGGCGACATTCCCCTGCCCGATGCACCGTCGCCGGGGGAGATCGTGCGCCTGCTGCGACGCCGTACCGGCTGGAGCCTGTATACCACCTGTTCGAAACTGGACATTCGGGAAGGGATTCTGTATGCCATTGAAAAGGATGAAGAAGTTCTAAGTCAGGAAGATTTGCGCGCGATCGCATATACCATGGGCTTCACTATTGATCAATGACTTACAAAACTTCCCTATAAGAGATATACCATATACCACCCGAAAAAATTTCATTTTGGGTCGAAATTCAGTGTGTTACATTTTGGTGCATGGTATACATTTCGGTGTTTTTCTTTCTATTTCATTAGTTTATTAGCAGTTGTTACTGTGTTGTGATTGGATTGTCTAGTATCTTATATTACGAGTTCAATTTAGAGTATTCTCTAATTTTTGAGTGTTCTCTAAGTTGTATAATAATCAATAAGTTACTACATCTTCCTATGCCGCTTGCAAATTTGGGGGTGCGCTAAGTTGAGCGAAAAGAAAAATCGGGTGGTATAGTAGGTATATCTCTTATAGGAAAATTTATACCACCCGACGGCCGAAAATGGCCGTTTTGTATACCACGTGGTATATGGCGCACAACGGGGACGCGGGATGCTGACACTAAAACAACGACGCTTTGCCTATGTCATGTCACGGTTCGATGATTTCGAGCTGGCCATAAAGGAAGCGGAAATTGACCGGGAAACCGGCGTAGAATTTTTGAATGATGCGGACGTAGCGGCCACGATCGACACTGATCGACTGGCAGGCATTGCTGCGTCACTCGAAACCCGGGAACGGGTCATTGCACGTTATGCGAACTGGGCGGATAATGACCCGGGCGATTATATGCTGGGCGGCGAAGCGGGCTGGGAACTGAAGCCACCTGAAATGCTGACCCCGAACCAGCGTCGCAGAATCAAGAAAATTTCGCATAATCAATGGGGTACGACAGTCGAGTTCTACGATTCCATGCGCGCGAACGATAAACTGGCCGAACTGCTGGGTCTGGTTGCAGACACGGGCAACGATGAGTCGGCCGAAGATAAAGCTAAACAGATCAGGGGTTTAGTAGACGAAATGGAACGGGCAACAACTGGTGTCACTACTCACTGACCGCTGGACGACGCTTCGGCAGCATTCTGAACAGAACCGCTTCTGGTATTCAGACGCGCGTTTTCAGGTTGTGCCTGCCGGGCGCCGGTCCGGTAAAACCGAAATCGCCAAGCGCAAGATCATTGTTCGCGCCCTGAAAGCGGCTTTATCCCTGCCACCGAATTATTTTATGGGTGCACCGACCCGTGATCAGGCGAAGCGTATTTTCTGGAAAGACCTGAAGGCCATGGTCCACCCGGACCTGATTCTGGATAAGTCGGAATCGGAACTGAAAGTGGCACTGGTGAACGGTGCTGAAATTCACGTGGTCGGCATGGACAAGCCGGAACGTATCGAAGGCACACCATGGGACGGGGGCGTGCTGGACGAATACGCCAACATGAAGCCGCAGGCATGGAAGGAAAATGTTCGCCCGGCGCTGTCCGATCGGCAGGGATTCTGCATATTCACCGGCGTGCCGGAAGGCCGGAATCACTACTACGATCTGTACAGGGCAGCGGCCACGCTCGACGGCTGGGATCGCTTTCACTGGAAGTCCGCCGATATCCTACCACCGGCCGAAATCGAAGCAGCCCGGCAGGAACTGGATCAACTGACGTTCGAACAGGAATACGAAGCCAGTTTTGTGAACTTCGAAGGGCGGGCATATTACCCGTTCATGGAAGAGACTCATTGCGCAAAACTTCGGGACAGGTATAATCCTAGAGGTGACTTGATTTTTTGTTTCGACTTTAACGTGAATCCGGGCACGGCTGTGGTGGCGCAGGAAATGGATTTACCCATTCGCAAGGCCGCCGAACCAGCGATACAGATTGCAGGCGCGGAATTGTTCGCAAATGCGATCGCCGATCCGGAACACGGGACGGGCATAATCGGAGAAGTTCACATTCCTGACAATAGCAATACCCCTGCTGTTGTTAAAAAATTAATCGCCGACTGGGGGAACCACGAAGGCCGAATATTTATATACGGTGACGCAACGGGTGGTTCACGAAAAACGTCAGCAACTGAAGGCAACGACTGGGATTTGGTCAAGAATGGTCTATACGGCCATTTCGGCAGCGAGCGCATTTACATGCGTGTGCCACCGTCGAATCCCAGCGAGCGGTCGCGTATCAACGCCATGAACACGCGGCTTCGGTCTGGCAGTGGCGCCATACACATGATGGTGGACCCGGTCGGGGCACCGCAAACCGTCCGCGATCTGGAAGGTGTGCGATTGCTGGCCGGTGGTTCAGGGGAGATCGACAAGAAGTACGATCCGAAACTGACTCACTTAACCGACGGTCTGGGCTACTACATTGTGAAAGAATTCCCCGCGCGCAGAATACAAACTGTTGTTGAGGCGCTTAATCTATGAGTACCGGCCAGAATCCCGTTTCTATTCCGTCACTTGAATACGAAGCCATGGTGCCAGATTGGCACATTGTGGATACGTTATGGGGCGGCACGCGCGCCATGCGCGCAGCACGCGGCGAATTCCTGCCCATGATGCCGGACGAACCGCAGGCCGCGTACGAAATGCGCCTGCGCCAGTCGGTATTGACAAACATCTATCGCGACACCGTCGAAAAGCTGGTGGCCAAACCCCTGAAGCAGCCTGTCACGCTCAAGGACGACGTACCGGCGAGCATCGAACAGTACCGGGATGATATCGACGGTCAGGGCACGGACATTGACGTGTTCACGAAACAGGTTGCGGAATCAGCCATGAACCACGGGCTGACGCACATCCTGATCGATTATCCGCAGGCCGACACCGAAGCCACGCTGGAAGACGAACAGCGACTGGGTATCCGGCCGTATGCCGTGCACTACAATGCCACGCAGGTGATCGGCTGGAAATCGGAAGTCGTCAACGGTCGCCGGGTGCTGACACAGGTCCGCATTCTCGAAAAATCCTACGAAGATGTGTCCGAATTCGAACAGAAACTGGTCGAACGTATTCGTGTGCTGGAACCGGGTTTTTATCGCACCTACGAATTGCGGGAAGTGGGCGAGAAACGCACCGACTGGGTGCTGGTCGATTCGCACGAAGTGATCGCGAACGGCGAAACCCTTGATTTTATTCCGTGGGTCACGATCTATTCGAATCAGACCGGTTTCATGACAGGGCGCCCGGCCATGATCGACGTCGCGAACCTGAATATCACCCACTGGCAGTCGGATTCTGACCAGCGCAATATTTTGCACGTGGCACGGGTACCGATTCTGTTTGGGTCCGGTCTGGGTGATCAGGAAGATATCGTGCGGCTGTCGATCGGCGCGACGACCTTTATTCGCGGGCAAATTTCCAGCGACCTGAAGTATGTCGAAACGTCGGGCAAGGGCATAGAAGCCGGGAAGGAAGATTTGCAGTCGCTGGTCGAACGCATGTCAGCACTGGGCTTGAATATGCTGGTCAAGGGCGGCGGCCAGCCGGGCAACCGCACCGCCACGGCCCGCGTGCTGGATCAGTCCGAATCCGACAGTCCGCTGTCGATGTTTGCGCGCGAACTGGAATCGGGTCTGGAATCCGTGCTTGATTGGTTCGGAATTTTCAAGGGACTGGGCGAAGATCAGGGCGGCAGTGTCGAATTGTTCAAGGACTTCAGCCTGACGCAGCGCGACGTGGACGATATCAAGGAACTGGGCAACATGCGCGCCCGCGGCGATATCTCACAGGTCACATACTGGGACGAACTGAAACGCCGCGGCCTGCTGGCCGACGACTTCGACCCGGAAACCGAAATCGATCTGCTGGATTTGGAATCGCCCGGCGGCGACCGGCCGGGTATCACCGAAGACGAACTGGAATCCGGAAATGCGGTCGGCGACGAAACCGGCGAGTCAGACGGACACACGCACACCTTGCAAGCGGACGGCCTGACGAATACAGTAGACGGACACCGTCACCGCTGGGAAGTGACCGCCACGCAAACGTCTGTTTCCGATGATCACGCGCATTCACTGTCGGGTGGTGGCGTGCCGGATTCCGAAGCGCAGCCAACACCAGCAGGGGCACAGCAAAACGACCCCGGGGAAGGTGCCGAATGATCGTACGCAAAGGAAATAAGTTCTGTCTGGTAGCAAAGAGCACACGACGGAATCTGGGTTGTTTTCCGACAAAGGCGCAGGCGCAGCGACGGGAACGACAGGTGCAGTTCTTCAAACGTAGGGGACGGTGAAATGGCACAACACACACGCAAACGCAAGAAGAAGAGGAAAGGCAAATGATCTGTGCAATCGGTAGTATGATACTGGGCGCCGTTTTGGCGTACGTCTACAACGACGAACTGACCGCACTGGTGAAGAAAATCACCGAAATGACGAACGGCATGTAAATGGCGAACGCCGCGGACAAGGTACAGGACCGGATTATTCAGGAAGACGTGTCGATAGCGCGCGTCGCCGGTGATTTGCAGAATAAAATCGCCAAACGCCTGAACAAACTGGGCAGGGATTTAAAGGCTTTGACAGTGGAAGTCGATGTGGCAGGGACGCCACGCAGGGACGCCCAGCAATCGCGCATGGCGAAACTGAATAAGGAAAGCCGTGTACTGATCCGGGAAGCGTACAAAGATATCAACCAAATGACGAACGCGGACGGCCGGAAGGTCGTCAATGCTGTGTCTATGGACACCGTCACCGCGCTGGAAGACGCGATACCATGACAAACGCGAAAAAAATTGTAGATCAGCTCGACGAATTGTCACCCGTCGAATTCATGCGAGTGGTCGGCGAAGCCGCAGGCCACCGTTTCAACAAGATGCGTCAGCACACCAGCCGCGCGTCGTTCTTCTATGAAATTTCGACCATTTGCCGCCGCGCAGGAAAAGTTCTGAAGTGATATGGCACGCGAAATTGAGTTTGAGGGGAACGAACTAGACGCGGGCACGCGCGCAGCGATTGTCAACAATTCGCTGATCGAAGGCGCCCGTCCGGTGACGTGGTGGACCCGTCAGGCCAACGACCTGCACGAAAATTTCATGAACGAAATGCGCACCAGTCTGGAAAATGGTGAAGGCATTCAGAAGGCGACGACCCGCATTGTCGGCGGCACGATCGACGGGGTGCAGGTGCCGGGGATCATGGACACGGCCCGGCGCAACGCGCAGACACTGGCGCGCACTGCCATAAATAAATTCACGAATGAAGCCCGCATTGAATCGTTCGCGGCGAACGACGATATCATAAAGGCCATTGAACAGATCAGCACGCTGGACAACCGCACCAGCGAAATCTGCATTGCGTACGACGGGCAGGTATGGGCAAATACGCCCGGTCACGAACCTATCCCGCCGTCGACCCTGCCATTCAACGGGGGTCCACCACGCCACTTCAACTGCCGGTCGACACTGGCGCCTGTCCTGAAAAGCTGGGAAGAACTAGGCATTCCCGCTAAAGAATTATCGCCCAGCACGCGCGCCAGCATGGACGGGCAGCTTCCGGCCGATACGACCTTTGACGCCTTCCTGAAGTCGAAGACCGTCGCGTTCCAGAATCAAATGCTGGGTGTGAAGAAGGCCGAACTGTGGCGACAGGGGAAAATCACCCTGACACAATTGGTCGATTTCCGCGGTAATCCCCTGACGGCCGACCAGCTCGAACAGCGCGCAGTCGCCGCCCGCAAGCCGCCACCACCGAAGCCGCCACCAGCACCGCCTGTTGTTCCGGAATTTAAGAACAATGCGGAAGCCGAAGCCTATTATCAGGAACACATGCTGCGGGAACCCGACAACTTCGGGCTGGGCTGGTCGAAATCGTATGACCGCAACGGGCTACGGATCGCCGCGCAGGTGACCACGGACATGCGGTCCCGGTTTGGCATGGCTATGCCCAGATATCAGGGCATGTCAACGAAGCACCCGAAATTCCGCTTTAAGGGCGGCAGGGGCGCGTTCGCGTCGGTGCACTTCGATTCCGATTCGCTGATGTTCGGCACAAAGGGCGTCAGCGTCAAGAAAATGCAGGAACACGTCAATTCCACACAGACGCAAAAATACAAGGACTTCCGCAACAACAAGCGCACGCCACGGGTCGTCGGCCGGGATGCACCGAACCCGCAGGACTACGCCGTGCAGCGCGCGAAAAATTATCCGGACGACAAAGCCTTGCAAGTGGCTGTTGCGGAAGCTAAAAAGGTAGGTAACGAATTTACCGTGGGCGATTTCACGTGGAAGGACGGCGCGGAATCGATCTGGGGCACATTCGTGCATGAATCCGGGCACCGGTTACACGCGCGGCACTTCAAAGAGATCAACGCCGCACTGGCCAACCAGCCGGGTTTCATTGACAACGAACACATGTACCTGTGGATGCGGTCTGTTTCCCAGTATGGGGCGACCAATAGGGAAGAGTTCGTGGCCGAATCGTTCGTGCACTACATGCGGGGTGACACGAACCGGGTATTTCCGCCACTGCTGGCAATATTCCGCAAATACGACAAGACGGTGTGATATGGCTAAACCCGACGTAATCCAACAGGCGCAGGCGATCCTGAATATTGATCCGCTACCGGCCGACGCCGAACAGCAACTGCGCGACCTTGAAAATCAGGCGAATGAGTTCGAAGCGCTCGAATTCCCGATGATCTGGGAAGGCTATGTGGTCCGACAGGCACAATATGGGGAAGTCGAAGAAAAATAATCCACTATATGTTGTGTTTTTCGAATGCAGTTGTGTAAAATAACTGAGTAAGCTATATAACAACGCCGGGAGGGCATAACGAATGGCACTTGAAGCATTTGTGGAATCATTGGAAGGCGTAGACGAACATCTACGTGACGAATACGCGGAAGTCGACGGCGGCTTTCAGCTAAAAATTCTGGGCAACTACGTTCCGAAAGACAAAGTCGAGGACGTCAGCGGCCTGAAGTCGGCACTGGCCAAAGAGCGCGAGAACGCGAAAAATGCCAGTCGCACGGCCCGCGAGTTACAGGAAAAGTACGCGGGTTTCGACGCCGACGAACTGAACGAACTTCGCGCCGAACGCGAAAAGGCGGAAGAGGAACGCGCGAAGAAGGCTGGCGAGTGGGACAAACTGAAAGGTCAGATGGTCGAAAAGCACGCCGCGGAAGTGGCAGACCTGAACAAGAAGATCACCGACCTGACGAACGCCTACGACAGCCAACTGATCGAAAGTGACGTGGTCACGGCCATTTCGGCAGAAAAGGGCAACATTACGCTGTTGTCCCCACACGTGAAACGTCACGTACAGAATGTTCAGGACGATGCCGGGAAATTCGTCCGCCGGGTTGTTGACGACGCAGGCAATCCCCGGGTCGATGCAAACGGCAACTTCCTGAAAGTCACTGATCTTGTGCGGGAAATGCGAGAACAGGACATTTACGCCAGTGCCTTTACCGGCGCCCAGTCTTCGGGGGGTGGAACCCCGCCGGGTGGTGGCGACGGCGACAAGGGCAAGGGCGGCAAAGGTGGGATACCTTCAAACTTGCAGCGCGGCAAGATGAGTCCGAAGGAAAAAGTCGAGTTCATCAAGGAACACGGCGACGCGGAATTTCAGAAGCTGCCTGCATAAACCGTAAACTTATGCAAGGGAGTCAGTAAAATGGCTGAAGGTACTCGCGAAAGCTGGGCTGGCGTCGGTCGCCTGCCCGAAGGCTTGATTTATCCGGAACTGGTGCACAGCGGCATGGTGGAAACCCTGACGCAGAACACCGACGCGTTCAACGCGGCTTCCAATAACGCTATTCGTCTGGTCACTCAGATGCGCATGGGCGATTTTCATCAGGAAACGTTCTTCAAGAACGTCAGCAACCTGATCAATCGTCGTCTGGTCAACGTTTCCCCGGCGAACCCGGCGGTGACTGCCAGTGAAGTGCCTGCTGATGAAATGATCAGTGTGAAGGTCAATCGCCGTATCGGTCCGATCGACCAGACCATTGACAGCTTCAAAAAGCTGGGTGAAAACGCCGATCTGGAAGTTCTGTCCTTCCTGTTGGGCGGCCAGATTGCAAAGGCAATGCAGGTCGACCAGCTCGAAGCCGGTCTGCGTTCCGTGAAGGCTGCGATCGACGGTCAGGCCGCACTGGTCACCGACGGTCAGGCGTCACCGCCTACCACGCTGGATACGATCGATCTGGTGAACGGCCTTGCCAATTTTGGCGACGCCGCGGACCGCATCGTAATGTGGGTTATGCACTCGAAGGTGTACTACGATCTGGTGAAAGATCAGATCGTACGGAATATCGACGGCCTGTCGAATTTCAATGTGGCAACCGCTACCCCGGTGACCCTGAACCGCCCGGTTCTGATCACTGACAGCGACGCATTGATTCAGCAGTTGTCGCCGGTCGCCAACCAGTACACCACGCTTGGTCTGACCACGGATTCCGTCGTTCTCGAAGACAGCGAAGACCCGCTGATGTACAACGACGTGATCACCGGCAAGGAAAACATCGTTGCACGGTTGCAGGGCGAATTCGCCTACAACATTTCGTGCAAAGGCTTCAAGTACGATGTGACCAACGGCGGCGTCAATCCGGACGACACCACACTGTCAACCAGTACCAACTGGGACGCCGTAATGGACAGCATTAAAGACCTGTCCGGTGTGGCAATCAAGACCCTGTAAACCCAACCTGTCCCGGGGGCTTCGGTCCCCGGGTTTTTAACTGGAGCACGTACAAATGGCTGATGATAAACAGAATGGCGACGGCCGCCGCATTGTCAAAATTTATTTCAAGTATGGGTCCGAAGCACTGGCGAAAGACCTTGCCGCGAAAATCCGCAACCAGCGTTCGCACGCACACCTGATCGATCAGCAGTTTTTCAAAGACGAAACGACCATGGTCGAAGCGCACGCGATTCTGATTCAGGCCAGCGCACCGAAAGCCCGTCTGATCGGCAGGACGTATGCTGAATATGGCATGCAGGGAATGGAAATCGTCTTTTTCGACGACGACGGCAACAGCACCGAAATGGAACTGGTTGAACCGGAACAGTCCCTGAAGTCATTACTGGGTGGTGACAATGAAGACCCTGAAGCAGATTCTGGACGACAGGGCGACACCCCTGTGGACACCGAAAGCGCCGACGGCAACGGCAGTGACCCTGCCAGCGAAACCGGCCGACTTGCGGTCCCTGCGGGCGGGTATCCCGGACCGGGTGCCGACCCTTCCGACGACTGAAGCGTTCCTTCTCGACAACCTACGCGGCCCTGCAATCAAGCAGGGCTGCATTGTTGTGTCTGGCTACAATGAGCACCTTGAACTGATCGCCAGCCGGGTGCCGCCGAAGAAGCGCGGCGTATTAATGGAAAATTTCGCGCGCATGCGCAGACCGGGCGTCTGCCACCAGCGGCCACCGGCCATGCCTGACAATATCTACCACGCCGAACGCGGTATTGTGCCGTCGATCGCGGGCGCCGCTGTCCTATTCGAACCCCTGAATGCTACAATGGAATTCGTGCCCGGTGCGCGGATCATGGGTCCGCTGGAGTGCATTAAGCCGCACCTGAAAGGTACAAAATTTTCCATTCGTAACCGTTGCGGCGACCTACTTTGCGTGGAATTGAATGTTCGGCATACCTGACATAAAGGATCATGGCCAGCTTGCAGGTCTGGCTGACGACGATCACCCGCAGTATTTACTGATTGACGGCACGCGCGCCATGACTGGCACGCTGACGTCGCAAGATATTGTGCCGGACACTATAAATCGCGCTTTGGGCAATAACACCTATCCGTTTCGTGTGGGTCGCTCGCGCCAATTCGTGAATTTGGGTGCGAACTCAACTTATAATATTCAAAGCGCACCGTTCGGTGGTTTCATTTCCGGTCGACAGGCGGGAACAGGAACAACTTCACACGCCTGTAATGGCGGCGCCTATCCAGCAGTGGCGGCGATCGGTGCAGCGTACGCTGTGGCGGGATCAAACGCGCAAATCGACGCTCTATCCGGCGGCTCAGTAGCGATCGGTTCGGCGGCGTCATTCGCTGCGGGCGCCGACTGTCAAGTGCGGTCTACGGGCTATGCGTCACTGGCGTTCGGGTATGCCTACGGTCAGGGCACGTCAACCATTACGTCGCAGGGTCCGGGTTCATTTGCCGCTGGGTATTTGGACAGTCAGTCGACGGGTACCACTAGAATCTTGTCGTCAGGGCGCGGGTCGCTGGTAAACGGTGCCATTGTTCAGACCCTGAATGCCACGCAGGCGGAAATACAATCTACGTCCGCGGGTTCTATGGTGGTCGGCAACATTACCCACAGTGCGCCGACACAAGCATTTATGCGGGCGCAAGGTGAAGGGTCGTTTGTCAACGGCACGCTTGTTTGCGCAGGTGCATCGACCGGCGTCACGGAAATGTCCGCGCGCGTATCGGGTCCGGGCAGTTTCGTTCAAGGACGCGCAACCTGTCAGGGCGGCTATGCCGCAAAGATGCTTTCTGCCGCGCAGGGTGCGTTTGTTCAGGGTCAGGCTGCTGCGAGTGGTACCAACGGCTACGCACTGATGCAGGCAAATGGCGTCGGGTCATTCTGTCAGGGCAACACCACGACATTTTTCAATAATACGACCGCGCGCATACGATCGATCGGAACGGGTTCATTTGCACAGGGCGCTGTGTCCGGACTCTTCCCTACCGGTATCGGTGAAGTATTAGCCGACGGCGACGGGTCATTTGCACAGGGCTATGTTCTGGCCACGGTGTCGTCAGCGTATATTCAGGCGACAGGAAAAGGTTCGTTCGCGCACGGTGCGGCGTACACTGGTGGATCGGTGTTAGCGACTGGACCCGGCAGTTTCACTGTGGCATACGTCAGCAGTGGACAAACCGCTGACGCGCAGGCGCTGAACAGTGTTCAATTCGGTATCGGTGTGAATGCGCAGGCGGACAGTATGCAGATCGGTAACGCAGGAATTCGCTTCAAGGGCACGACCGGCGCACCGACGACACCGCAGAACGGCGATATGTGGATGAACAACAACTACCTGTACTTGCGCAGCAACAACAACGTGTTCAAGTTTGTGGGCGGATCGCCTGCACCGACGAATCTGTAAAAGGTGGTATAAATGGCAGATAATTTCAAGCTTACAGCGGCAGCAGCCGGTCAACGATTGACCGTCGACTTCACACCTGACGAAGTGGCTTATCTGCAAGAGTGGTTCAAGGACACAAAACAAGCGGGCGAAACCGTCGACCAGTTCGTGCGGCGCCTGACAGTGAGCGCGGCTTTACAGCACCGCGGCAATAAAATAATCACGCAAATAGGCGCTGAAGAAGACGCCAGCATGGACACTGTGCGAACAACAACGGAAAATACACAGAAGACCCTGCGGCGTGACTACAGGGCCGAACAGAAACGATTACTTGGAAGCTGACCTATGAGATCATTCAACGTTATTTGCGGCCTGCCACGTGCAGGCAGCACCCTGCTGTGTAACATCCTGAACCAGCACGAAGAAATCCAGTGCAGCGGCACCAGTCCCCTGCCGGGCATTATCGGGTCAGCGATTCAGGCCACCAGCGTGTCGGACGAAACCCGCAGCATGCTGATTCATGATCAGGAAGGTACCGAACAGCGTATTTCCCGGGCGATACAGGGGATCATTCAGGGGTGGTACATGGACAGCACCGTGGACCACGTGTTTGATAAATCCCGCGGCTGGCCGTTCAACATGCGCGCACTCAAACACGTATCCGGCGATTCGCTGGCCGTGGTCACCGTCCGCGACCCGCGCGACGTGATCGCGTCAATCCACAAGCAGGACAACCGCACGCCGACACTGGATCAGGCCGCCGATCCGCTGGGAAAAACCATATTCGCGCGCACCGAAGAACTTATGCTGCCGAATGGTCTGGTCGGACAGGCGATACTGGGCGTCGAAGACATGGTGCGGCGCGGCGATCAGTCTATTCTGTTCCTGAAATACGAAGAATTCGTGAAAAACCCGACTTTGTTCCTGAACGATATAGTGCACCGGCTGGGTCTGGACGAATTCGAATTTGATCTGGAAAACGTCGAAAATACCGCACCTGACGTCGATGGTGTATACTTGAACAAGTTCCCGCATGAAGGGTCAGGCAAGGTTTGCGCCGACAATGTCGGCACGTGGTCCGACGTGCTGGATTCGGAACTGGCCGAAGCGGTCAGGAACCGATACCCTTATTTCGGAAAAACTTTCGGGTATTAAGCCATGACAGACGTCAGTGTAACGACCAATTGCGACAACATAGAAGTCGTCAACCGCAGCATACAACTGGCGCGGGTCGATATTTCTCTGTTCGACGATCTGGACAGCGCGTTTGTCGCACAGATTACGCTGATTGACACTGTCGACAGTCCGAACGTGGCGTGTGAACCGCCGAAAACGCTTCTGGTGAAAGGTGCCACCTACACAGCCTTTATCAACAGCTTGAATACGTCCAGTCCGGACACCTTGCGGAATGCGATCGACGAACACGTGACCACGCTTGTGCAGGCATTCTACAACGGTTCGCCGCAACTGCCCGTGGGCGACGTGACCATACTCGACTTCGATTTGCGCGCGCTGTTGCAGCGTGTGTTCTTTAACCTGACGGCCAGTGCAAGTCCGATACCCTGATGGCATTCGAACTTAATATTGCGACGGTTGCGGGTTTGACCATGGAAGCCGACGTGGTGGACAAAGGCTTTATCGCCCAGCATATCGGCATACCCATGACAGAAGATTTTCCGGGTCTGTATACCGGCACGGTTCCGCTTTTACCGGTTATGCCCTACGGCCGCTACGGCGTGGTGTTCTACGACATATCCACGTCACCGCGGACAGTGGTCGGTTCCGGGACACTGCTGTGGGACGGTTCGGCAGAAATCGATTTGACGCGCGGCGAAGTGCCGTTTATCACTCAAGAGGACACGTAAATGGCTGCAACACAGGTACCACGAAACACGGTCGGCCGCCGCACGTTTATCATTCGTGACGCAGGCGGTAACCCGGTAGACCCTGACGGGTCGCCGATTGTAATCACGGTTCAGGAAGTACAGTTGAACGGCTTCCCGACAGCGCTTATTTCCGCGTCGGTCGATCAGTTGTTTAACGATTCGACCAGTCCGGAACAGCCGGTTGTGGGCTACTTCGCAGTGAAGTTTCTCGCAACCTACGCCGGGATCGCTTCGGGCGACCATATCGCCGTGCGGTTCTCGACTGTTGTTGGCGGTAATACCGTGGAAGCCGTCGCAGAATTCGTCATTGACCAGCAGTCCGAACGGGCACCGTTTATCGACGTCAGCTAAATGTCGACGATTCCGCTTCAACCGAACGACACCTATTACCGGCGTTTCACTGTCAGGGATTCGGCCGGTGATCTGGTGGAAGCGGACGCCTTGCCGACCGCGATCGTGTACCGAAATGGTGCACCGACGGCAATTACTGTCACCATAACCCCGTTGTCAGGTCCGGCGGAATACGACCTGTCGTTTGTGATCCCGGGCAACGCGACGAACGCCGATCAGTGGCAGCTTCTGATCAGTGGCACGGCCGGGGGCGCACCGCTGGAACAGTGGTTGCAGCTTGCACAGACAATATTTTTAGGTAGTGTCGTGCGGCGCGGATTTACGGTCCGGGACGGTGGCGGCACCGGTCAGGCGGCCGACGCCCTGCCGACTGTCACCGTATTACGCAATAATTTAGACGAAGCAACGCCCGTCACGGTGTCGCAGGTCGGATCGCCCACAGAAGGCAAATATATTCTGGCATTCACGGTCGACGCAGCGTGGGCCAAAGACGACGAACTACAGGTGCGGATCAACGCCACGCTGGGCGGCGTGCCGGTCGAACGCTTGTGGTTCATGGGGCAGATCACCGATGTGACGACAATCAGCGTCACAACCCTTGACGTACAGTCTGATGAACAGGCGATTACCGTCGACGACGAAGAACAGGGACTGACCCTGACAGACCCCGAACAAACGATTATACTGGAGTGCGACCAGTAAGGAATTATCATGGCGGAATGTAGCGAAAATGATCTGGAAATTTGCCGCTTTCGCGGTGATACCCAGCCCGTGAAGCGGCGTGTTACGCAGCAGGGTTCGCCGTCCGCGATCGATATCACTGCATACACGTTCCTTATGACTGTGAACACCGTCAAAAATCCAACGGTCGGTTCACCGGGTAACGGCACGCAGTTATTCCAGATTCCGGGCACGATCACCGACGGCCCGAACGGCCGGTTCGAATTCCAGTACACGGCCAGCCCGAACCCGGCGGAAGTGTCGCCCGGTAGCTATTTCTACGACATGGAAATGATCGACGGCGCGGGCGTGGTGCGCACGATCGCGAAGGGAAAATATGTTGTAAAACAGGATATTACGAAATGAGCCTTGTAGTCGAAGACGGCAGTATTGTTGCAGGTGCGAACAGTTTCGTGACGCTCGACGAAGCGAACACGTTTTTCGCTGATCGCGTCGATTCCGTGTGGACCGACCTTGCCGAAGACGACCAGAAGACGCGCGCGCTTATTCTGGCGTCGGATTACATTACACAGGCGTGGCGCCTACGGTGGGCCGGATCAATCACTGACGCGACACAGCCTTTGACGTGGCCGCGGCGCGGTGTGCCGGTGCCGGACTTCTTCGACCCGTTTTTTCGACAGGTCAACGTTCCGCTGGCCTTTCAGGACACGTATTTTATTCCCGAAAACGTGGTGCCGCAGGAAGTCAAAGACGCGCAGATGTTGCTTGCCCGGTCACAAATGAACAATTCCGGGGTCGCGACCCTGTCGCTTCAGGAACCGATCGGCCGCCAGACCAGCAAGGAAAAGGTCGGCAGTCTCGAAGTCCAGTACATGACGCCCGCAGACGGCGGCAACGCCCGCCAGACGACCGAATACTGGGACGCCACCCAGCGCGTCAAGCCGTATTTTAACCCTGAATCCGGCTTTAACGGCACGTTGGTAAGGAACTGACATGCCGGGGCGTCTGGACAGCCTACAGGGCGTCGCAACCCGCCTGATCAACGATTTCGGCGGTCCGGCCACTTTACGCACCGTGACCCGGGCGTATGATGTGGCCAGCGGTAAGACGACCGACACATTCGCGGATAATTCTGTGATTGCTACGCCGCCGGAACCGTTCAAGCAGGGTCGCGTCGACGGCACGGTGATTCGCGCCGAAGACCTGAAAACGCTGGTGCAGGGTGACGGCCTGTCGCCGAAGACCGGCGATCGGCTGGTGAAAGATGGCGTCGACTACCAGATTGTCAACGTATTTCCACAGTCGGCCGGAACCGTGATCGCGTTCTATGAATTGCAGTTGCGTGTATAATGGCCCGGGCGCGCTTCAACAACAAGAACCAGTTTTTCGTCGGCCTTGACCGGTTCAAGGATGCGACAGAACAAGACCACGCGAACCTGATTCGGAAGGTCGCGTTCCAGCTTCTTGACCTGATCGTTCGAAAAACGCCCGTCGATACGGGACGCGCACGCGGCAACTGGCAGGTCGCTGTTGATACTGAAGCAGGCGAAGCCACCGTGGACGGCGGCCCAGCAGGCGCTGTGACGGCTATCGGCCTGTCAAAACTGGCGTCTGTGAAGGCGTTCAGTACGGTGGTGATCTACAACAATGTCGAATACATCGTGTTTCTGGAAGAAGGCAGCAGCACGCAGGCGCCGCAAGGCATGGTGCAGATATCGATCGCAGAAGTTGAAAGTCAGTTTAGGTAAACGGTAGAATAGCGTATGGGTCATTCAGCAGATGCACAGACGATTCGTCAGCGCTTCGCCGCTGAATGGCCGAATGTACAGCCAAATGTACCGGTCACGTACGGGGATTCAGAAACGCCGGATCACCCGGACGACCAGTCATGGGTCAGGCTAACTGTGCTGTCTGGTGATCAGAATCAGGTCAGCATGGGCCAATTGCGTCGGTTTCGCCGACCCGGCGTCGTGGTTGTGCAAATATTTGTTCCCGCCGGGAGCGGGGACGGTGAAGCCCGGGAACTGGCGGATAGCGTCGCGTCAGTGTTTCAGGGTCGAACAATTAATGGTGTGATTTTCCGGGGAACGGGACTCAACCGCGTAGGTGTAGACGGGGCATGGGTTCAGTACAATGCGACGACGCCTTATCAGGCCGACGACTTAGTACCGAATCCCACGCCATAAATAGGGAGCAACGCTCAAATGTCTGACTCAAGTTCAGTCCAGTTGTCCTTCGTCGAAGAAGACGCGTGGGGTGAAATCCCGGTAAGCGCAAGTCCGCTGATTCTCAGTGAATTTCGTTTTACGAACGAATCTTTGACGCAGAACACAGAAACTTCACAGTCCGAAGAAATCGACGCGGGCGGTCAGGTTTCTGATATCATCCGAACCCAGATCGGCGCCGGTGGCGACGTCGGAATTGAATTGTCTTTTGGTTCGCACGATCCGCTGCTTGCGGGTGCGTACTACGACGATTTTTCGACCGAAGTCAACGAAACCGGTCTGGACCTTGCAATAACGCTGCCGTCACCCCTGAACAACACGGGTATTATCACGAATCAGGGCGGTGGCAGCCCGGACCCCTTCAAGAATGTCATTGTCGGCCAGTTCTTGCGACTGACCGGTTCGGTTTCGTCACCGAACAACGATGGCTTCTATAAGGTCATTGCGAAGAACGACACCGCCAGCCCGCAAAGTCTGGTCGTCAGCCCGGCACCCCCGGCCGCTGAAGTGATCACCGGTGCGGCACTGCGTGGTTCGTTTATCCGCAACAACACGATCCGCAAAAGCTTTCAGATTGAAAAGCTGTTTTCCGATCTGTCGCCGCTGGAACGGCAGCGATTTTCCGGAATGCGTATCGGTGCCCTTGACCTGAACATTGCACCCGGTGCCATTATCAACGGGTCGTTCACGTTTCAGGGTAAGCAGTTGATCCTGCCGGACAATAACGCTTCTATCAGCAATTCGGCACCGGTGCCGCTGTCGACTGACGACGTCATGAACGCTGTCGACAATATCACCGATATCCTGATTGACGGTCAGCCGATCACTGATCAGGCCGGTTGCTTCACGAACGTGCAGTTCACCGCGGGACGCGGTCTGCGTGATCAGCCCTGTATCGGTTCGCTGGCACTGGGCGGTATCGGTTTGAACCGGTTCAATGCGACCGGTACGATCGAAGCGTATTTTCGTGACAGGGCACTGTTCGAGCGGTATATTAACTTCACTGAAACGTCAGTAAGCTTCCGGGCAACGCTGGGCGGGGATTCGTATGTGTTCGATTTCCCTGCGGTCAAGTTCACCAGTGGCGAAGTCGTCGCCGGTGGCAACGATCAGGACGTGCTGACGTCATTGGAATTCGAAGCGAAACGCGACGCGACCGACGGCTTTATGGCCGCGATCACACGGATTCCAGCCGGTACCGCATAAACTGGGTGG